GCCTCGACGATAATTACGTCATTTGGAGATGGACTAAGCCAAGCGGGGAGCTGGTTGGACGGTTTTAGTACTAAGTTGAACGCTTTAGGTATACAAGGCTTTAGTAATTTTGGCGATATGTTAAAACTTGTCGCAGGCAAAACAAGCGATTTTGGTGCAAAAATCAAAGGACTTGGAGGTAAACTATCGGGGCTACTAGGGCCTAAGGGACTAATTGTGGCAGGGATAGTTGCGCTGATTGGCTATATTGTAAACTTAGTACGTAACTGCGAAGACATGCAGAGGCAAATGATGCAAGTCTGGGCAGAGGTTCAGGAAGCTATTAGTGCGGCACTTGAGGTTATTCAGAGGGTGATAGGTCAAGTGCTTAGTTTTGTGCAGGGCTTCATTGACGAGCATGGCGCGTCGATACTTGAAATTTTTAAACTTACATGGGAGGCTATTTGGCTCGTAATCGAAGCAGTCGTGAAAGTTATAAAGGAAGTTTTGACCCAGGTATTTAGCTGGATTGAGCGGTTTATGGAAGTGCACGGCGATACGATAATAGCGATTTTTAGCGCTGTGTGGAATATGATCAACTTCGTGTTTGGAGAAATTCTTGAAAACATCAAATCGGCGCTTCGCATATTTATCGCTGTATTTAGCGGCGATTGGCAGGCGGCTTGGGACGAGGTACTTGCTATTGGTGAGCGGTTCATGCGTATGATTGAAAATATCTTAGGCGGCATTGTTGACATAGGCAAGAACCTTATTCGCGGGCTGTGGGAAGGAATCCTTAGCATGAGGGAATGGATAAGTGACAAAGTCTCTGGATTCTTTGATGGCATTCTCGGTGGTGTTAGGCGCTTTTTGGGAATCAACTCGCCATCCAAGGTCTTCGCTGACGAAGTTGGCAAGATGATTGTTAAGGGTATCGCCAAAGGTATCGACGATGAAGCGTATGCAGCCGAAGAATCAGCCATCGCCATGGCGAAAGACATGCTAGAGCCACAGGTTGAGATGAAGGAACACAAAAACCACATGACTCTATGTGTATGCGTGATGCGTACATATAGATCCGTGTGGTTTTTATATACGGCGAAAAAACGGAAAGGGGTGATGCGTATGCGCGTATAAAAAAGAGACGCGAGAAGCGTCTCTATTGACCGGTGAATAAAAAGAACATATGCCATGGTTCATAAGGTAAATAAATCCAGCCTATCAATATTGAGAAAACAAACAGGCTGTACAGCGTGAAAATGACTTTCACAAAGATAGGTACTTTGAGTCTCCATAGCCAAATAATCCCGATGGGCGGCAAAAAGGTTAGACAAAAAGCCAAAAAAGTGAAAGATGTAGTTTGTGGCATAGGCTTTGCCTCCTCGTCCGAACATTCATTCGGCGAGGGGGGGGGAGACCCTTGTTTCAATTTTTCCAACTCTAACTCCATCTTTATTCTTTCCATCTTTGCTTGCTCTAACGCAAGTTCATTTTCTGTATCATTTTTTATGTCGGTGGGTTCGGCCGAACTCATCAAATCCCTCATTTCAATAAAAGTATGTATTAAGAGTTGGATTGATTGTACTACAAAAACAATAACTATACAATAGTATAGACAAATTTTATGAAAGGATGATAAAATGGAACTATTCGAGGTTTTCATAAAAATAGCGATAAACGCTGAAGAAATCAATCGAAAGCTAAATGAAATGGCAAGAAATCTAGAAAAATTCGTAGATGCGTGCGATGAAATGGCCGAAAAATGCAATAACGCATTTGGTAGTATGTATGATAGTTTTATGAAGTGGGCTACGAGGCTCGGAGCAGTAAATACATACATAAAATTCTTTGAAAATATGGGTAGTGCTATTGAAAGTCTTACAACAAAAGGAGGTAAACTCAACACCGCCCTACAGTCCCTAGGCGGTTACGTAACAACCGCCTACAACGGACTAACAAAGTTCGGCGAAAGCGCCAAAGAAACGGGGCTGGAAATCTATAGCTACCTAAACACCAAACTAACCGAAGCAATAACATGGCTAACAAAGTTCGGTGAAAAGGTTGTAGAATCGGGAGCGAAGCTCGGCAAATACCTCGGTGATAAGCTAGTCCTAGTCGGTAAAAAAATTGCCGCTTTCGGAGTAAAGGTCAAGGCCTCAGCTGGGAAGCTCCTCCTACTCCTGGGTCCGAAAGGCTTAATCATAGCCGCGATAGCCGCCGTAGTCATCGCAGTCATCGGCTGGATTAAGAATAGCGAGGAGGCGCAGGAGCGGTTGCGCGAAATTTGGGAGAAGGTTAAAGAGGCCATAGAGCCCGTCATCAACTTTATCCGCAACCTCATAGACACCGTATTTACTTGGATAGGCGACTTTATCAAAGAGCGCTGCGAATACATGTACGCGGTTTTCAGGGGCGTTTTGGACTTGATTAAGGGGCGCTTTGAGTTCATTATTGAGAATATAAAGTCGGTTTTTCGTATCTTTAGTGCCATTTTCCGGGGTGACTGGCAGGAAGCGTGGGACGAGGTGCTGGCAATCGGCAACCGAATCATGCAAAGGATAGAGGATGTTTTTGAGGGCATTAAGGATATCGGCAAAAACCTGATCCGCGGCCTGTGGAACGGGATTCAGAGCATGGGTTATTGGATATCGAGCAAGATCACTGGCTTCTTCAGCAACGGCGTACTTGGCTCTGTTACGCGGTTCTTGGGCATCAACTCGCCGTCGAAGCTGTTCGCGGACAAGGTCGGGAAATCCATAGTCAAAGGTGTCGCGGAGGGCATCGAGGAAGAGGCCTACACCGCCGAAGAAGCGGCCATCGCCATGGCGAAAGACATGCTAGACCCACAAGCTGAGATGTTTGAGCTGAGCTTTATGGAGATATCCGAAATTGTAGTACGCGCACTTGAGCAGATGTCAAGAAAGGCAATTCAAATTATACGTACTATGACCGCTACTATGGATGCTATCTTGAACCATGATGGATTTAGGATAGGTCGTAACTTCTTTAGGGCTTTAGGTGACGGACTTATCGCTGAGGAGGCGGCTTTATTATCACGTGCTAGTTGGGTAGCTGATGCGATACGTAGGGAGTTTGGCAGTCTGGATGGCAATCCTGGTCTGGCGGCGGTTAATGCGGCGCAGAGTTGGGCTAATCATCATCCGCAGTTTATGGACATGGCTAGTATGCCTATGGCAGCACAGAATGTTAATGTCACACAGAACTTTTATGGAGTTCGGGAGAAAGAGACTGCTTATCAGGCTTATCGAGCGGCGCAGAGAGTTGCTTGGGGGGTTGAGAGAAGTTTCATGCGACTCTATGTGTATGATAGTGTATCGTACATATAGAGCCGCGTGAAAAATAGTAAAAGTAGTGCGGCAAATAACTCGAAAAGGGAGATGTCTATGGCAGAGATTTATAGCAGCGCAGATACGTGAGGTAGGTATTAAAACATCAACTAAACAATGGATAAATCAAGAACCTAAACGATACTATTAAAACTACAAGTGAAAGTAGTCCAAAACATGTTGAAAACAGCTTAAGGATGATGTGCATCTTTGGGTCTATCCATACAAGAATAATGCCAATAGGTGGCAAAAACGCTAATGAATAGGCAATAGTAGTTAGATTTTCTGGTATGTAGTTAGGCTTAGATGACTGTCTATTCGAATTAGCTTCTATCTCTTCTGGCTTAAGCTTCGGTTTTTCATGCTCTAGCTTCAGTCTTTCTAGCTCTAGCTTAGTTTTTTCTAATTCAAACTTCAGCCTTTCTTGCTCTAGCTCTCTTGGGTCTTTTGAGTCATTTTGATTCATTGTTGAGACCTCATTTCTATTAGAGTATTGTTTGTGCATTATGTTTATTGTACTATGGCAACTAAAAAAATACAAGAGCATCTACAAAAACTTAAAAATAATGAAAGAAGGTGATTTAATGGAATTATTTAGTGTATTCGTAAGGATAGCTTTAGATATTCAGGAGTTTGAAGAAGGCTTGAACAACGCTATGAAGTCGATGGCAGAGTTTGTCGACGCTGTGGACGAGAAGGCTAATGCAGTCAGTGAAATCTTAAACCGTATGGTCGAATCTGTTAGCATAGCTGAAGACATCGGCGAAAATCTAACTCAGACCATGGAATACATGGCAGAGTTTGTACAAGCTGTGGATGAAAAGACACAAGCAATTAGCGAGTTTGCTGAGACTGCCGCCCAGAGTCTTGAAAAAATTAACGAAGCTATGGATGAACTAAGTATAGCGTTTGTGACAGGGGATGAGCAGGCTAGTGAATCAGCTACAGGAATCGGTGAATCAATTATGAGAATTGTAGGCTACATTGCGACTTTGAGTAGCATACAGAAAGCAGCAGACCTCTTTATCCGAGTATTTACCTACATCAAAACCAACATCGACCCTATCATCGCCGCCCTCACCACGGCTTGGACTTGGATAAAAATCTTTGGTTCAGCCCTTGCAGGAGCTGGCTTGCAAGCTCTCGGACTTTCAGGTGTATCTCTTCCTGCACTTACTGGAGCACTTGGCAGTCTATGGACGATAATCAAGACCGTCGCAGCTGCGATATTCTCTTGGAAGGGTGTGCTAGTAGCATTTGCAGCTGTAGCTATTTTAATCAGAGATGCTATTCGAATACTGGCGATATATTTTATCTACCTTGCCCTAACCTGCGAGGACATGCAGGCACGGCTGTCCAAAGTTTGGGATCATGTTAAAATTACTATTGCTAGCACCTTGGAAAATATTCAAGAGCATATCGGCATAGCTGCGGGATATATCGAAAAAGCGATTGACCTTATCAAGGCTCATATACGTTTTTTCGTCGCTGCTTTTACTGGTGACTGGGAGGGCGCTTTTGAGGCGGCGATGGACATTGCGGAAATTTTTATGAAGCTGCTACCAGAGGAACTTGCAGATATGGTCTACATAGGCAAAAACGCTGTTCGCGGGCTGTGGGAAGGATTCAACAACATGCGTATGTGGATTTCTAACAAAGTGGCTGATTTCGCTCGAATCAATATCTTGGGTGCGGTACAACGTGCTTTAAACATCAACTCACCATCCAAGGTCTTCGCCGACGAAGTCGGCAAGATGATTGTTAAGGGTATCGCCAAAGGTATCGACGATGAAGCGTATTCAGCCGAAGAGTCAGCCATCAGAATGGCGAAAGACATGCTAGACCCACAGGTTGAGATGTTCGAGCTGAGCTTTATGGAGATATCCGAAATTGTGGTACGCGCGCTTGAGCAGATGTCACGTAAAGCAATTCAAATTATACGCACTCTGACTGCTACTATGGATGCCGTCTTGAACCATGATGGATTTAGGATAGGTCGTAACTTCTTTAGGGCGCTTGGTGATGGGCTTATCGCTGAGGAGGCGGCTTTGTTGTCTCGTGCCAGCTGGGTGGCTGATGCGATACGTAGGGAGTTCGGCAGTCTGGATGGCAATCCTGGTCTGGCGGCGGTTAATGCGGCGCAGAGTTGGGCTAATCATCATCCGCAGTTTATGGATATGGCTAGTATGCCTATGGCGGCGCAGAGTGTTAATGTTACACAGAACTTTTATGGAGTTCGGGAGAAGGAGACTGCTTATCAGGCTCATCGAGCGGCGCAGAGGGTTGCTTGGGGGGTTGAGAGGTAGGATTAGATTGCGGGTTCCTGAATCAAGTTCAGGACAGGCTTGCCGCAATGACGATGTGGACGCGTAGGGCGTTCTTTTTTATTTCATAGGTATATTCTAAGGAGGATTTTTATTATGGCTAAGGAATTTAAAGTTAAGAAGTTATCGGAGTACAATACTGTTCAGCTTGTTAAGATTTTGAGCAATATTAATCGTGCGATTGCGCCGTACGCTAAGGATAAGAAGTTCATGAAGAAGCTTAGGGGTTGTTTTTCTAAGAGTGATAAGCAGGATTTAGACAGTTCTGGTTTTGAGGCGCTTATGGAGATTATTGAGTTGCTTACTGAGTCTGCGCCTGATTTGGTCTTTGACGTTTTGGCGGTTCTGTTTGAGGCGGATAAGAAGGATATTGCGGAAGCGAATGCTATTGATGTACTTGATGCTGTAATCATGCTGCGCGAGGACACGAAGCTCTTAGATTTTTTGTCCTCGTGCTTTTCACAGGACCAGAAAAAGTCTGCATCTATCTAAACGACTTCCGCGGAAGTTGTGTAGAAGAGGCTTTCTTTTATGTGAAGAGCAGGTGGTTTGTGGAGGTTGAGCAGCTTAAGCGCGATGATTATAACACTTCGATGCTGTATATGATTGCGCAGCCTACGCGGAAAGATCCTAATAATTTTCCTACGTTTAATGATTTGTACCGCGAGGATGAGTGGCGTGGGGATGATATGGATGCGCGGGGGATTATGGATGAGTTGATGGAGAGATTAGGCGGTTATGAGGATAATGATTTACAGATGTAGGTAGAGCGCTTGGGCGTTCTTTTTTTGTGGTTTATTCCCCTCCGGGGAGGGGTGGCGCGAAGCGGCGGGGTGGTTCCTCTGGGGAGGGGAGGCGCGCAGCAACAGAGTAGTTTCACGGATGCGGTGGGTGGGTTTATATACATACACTTTTTGAGAAGGAGGGATTTTTATGTTAGTTACGCCAGATATTACTTTGTCTTATGTTAATTCGGCGGGGCAGGAGATGGACTTGACCTATTTTTCGCCATTTGTTTGTACTGGATGTGATGAGTCGGTTAGTAATCAGGTACATTCGGTCAAGCAGCCTGGCACGCATGGTAAGTTTTTTACTGGGATGAGCTTGGATGAGAAGTTTATTCGACTCTCTGGTGAGGTACGGCGCGATTTATCTTTAGCTACGGCTGAGCGAGTGTTGCAGAATGTGTTTAACCCGACGCTTGAGGGTGTTTTGCACTTTCATCATAGGCGTGAGGATGTGCCTAAGGAGATACCTTGTAAGGTGGGGGCGCAGCCTAGTGTCTTTTGGCGTGGGTCTAGGCTTTGTTTTGAGATTGATTTGGTTTGTCTTGACCCGTTTTGGAAGGGACAGGCGGTTACTGAGCTTATCGCGGCGACTATAAAGGAGTTCTATTTCCCTGCGTATATCCCTGAGGGCGGGATGTCGTTCGGCACGCGTAGGGCTACTTTGGAGTCTGAGTTTGAAAATCAGGGTAATGTGCGCGGAGGATTTGTCGCGACTATTAGGGCTAGGGGCGGCACTGTTCTAAACCCTGAAATCAGGAACATCCTGACAGGTGAGCGGATCCGAATCGTTTATAACATGCGACCTGATGATGTAATAACTATTATCTCGACATTGCAGGAGCGACGCGTACTAATCAATGGCGTGAATGGGTTTAGACATTTGGACGCTCAAGTCTCTACTTTCTTTATGATTGATGTTGGGACGAATGTTATTGGGTATTTTGCTGATGAGAATGTGAGTAATGTGTTCATGTCGGTGCGATATATCCCGAATTATACGTTTGCGATTGGGTAGGTGATTGAGTTGATTGAGATTTATAAGAATTTTGAATTAATTGGGATCAATCCTGTGTATTCGAAGTTTACGTGGACGAGGCGGTTCTCAAGTGCGGGCGAGTTTCAGCTTGAGACGCATTTTAGTCCCGAGAAGTTTGAAGAGCTCGCCGAGGGTAACATAATTTATAAACGCAATGTCGATGAAGCCGCCATAATCGAGCAACGAAAGGTAATCCAAACAGCGCATGACGAGCTGAAGCTGATTGTGTCTGGGCGGCAGTTGTCCTGCATCTTGGACAGGCGAGTGTTTAGTTTTATGGGCGAGATTGGGCTTGGGGCTTTGCTTTCGCAGATTGTTAATAACAATTTTATGGCGGGGGCTGGAGTTAATCGTAGCATGGTTGCTGATGGGTTTCGGTTTATTCCTAGCAGCCTACCGAACTTCAATGTTTCTGCGGACTATCGTAATCACAGTGCGTATAGCGCGATTACGTCTTTGTGCGAGGAGCATGGCCTGGGTGTAAAGGTTCGCTACAATTTGGCTGAGCGGACATTTGACCTTATGTTTTTACAGGCGGATGAGAGCGATGTCGTGTTCTCAAAAGAGTTCGCGAATGTACTTGAGCAGAACTATAGAGACGATGCGAGCGAATATCGGAATGTGGTCTATGTAGGTGAGCAGTTTGTCCATAATGATGCTGCGTTTCGCGGGCTTACGAGACGCGAGATGTTTGTCAGCGCACCGCGTGAGGCTACGCACTTTGTCCAGACCGCCCTTGATGCGCTACACGAAAATGGCAGGGTTCAAATGCTCTCAAGCACAGTCAATCCGCACAGTGAGCAGTTTAGGTACATGCAGGACTGGGACATCGGCAGCATCGTAACAAGCAGGAGTGCAGAGCTAGGCGTTTCTGAGAGGGCGATTGTAAGTGAGATTGTTGAGATTTATGGCGAGGAGGGGCTTAGTTTGGTGGTAAAACTAGATTAACGCGAGCGGCTGTAATTGCAGAGCGATTTTTGAGCTGTGAGTATATTTTCAAATGCTTTTTGCTCGAAAATGTACGAATATTGCTAATATTAAATATTATTTCGTAGAGGGCGCATGGTGCGCTTTTTTATGTGCTTGCAGGCTGAGCAAGCGCAGCCTCTACGGGGTGGGTGGGTTACGCGAGTGGGTAGAGAGACTTGCGCGAGGGTAATGGGTGCGGGCGACCCTGCGGAGAGTCATGTGAGTTACGATTTGTTATACAAGTGGTAGAGAGGCTTATACGGCAAGTGGCTCAATGTGACTCTCAACAACTACTGAGGGTGCGTTATTGCATACCCAAGATTAAAAACCAAAAGGAGGAAAAAAATGTCAACACAAACACAAGTAATACTCGGCAACGAAGAAGACATGTTGTACTTTCCGTACAACAGCGAGCTAAACGAGTTCGGCGAGCGCGACAGATTATATGACGCGCAGGATTGGCGCGATAATTTTGCGCTATTTATTAGCGATGGGGTCTTCCCTAACCCATCTAATCAGCTTAGGGTAGACGCTATGGGTACTATGGTGCTTACGCTTAGAGCTGGCAATGGTTGGATTGACGGTGGTTCATATGTGCAGAGACGCGACTTTGAATTTGCGGTCGGACCTGCACATTTGACATTACCGCGGCGCGACACGGTCATCTTGCGACATGATATCATCGCGCGTCATACTGTGCCTATCTATATCGAGGGCACGCCGTCTATTAACCCACAAGTGCCACCTTTGACGAGGACAGACGACGTGTACGAGCTGAGACTGTGCGAGATAACAGTCGGTGCAAACGCGCAGAGTTTAACCCAGTCAAGCATCCTAGACACACGCCCGAACAATGATGTGTGCGGTTTCGTGACTGGACTTGTACATTCGGTCGATACGACTGATTTGTTCGAGCAGTATTATGTGTTTTTGCAGGAACAGATTGCTCTTTGGGAACTCAGAAAACAGGAGCAAATGCAGCAATGGGCTGATTGGACAGCGGATCGCGACAGATGGACGGAGGAGCAAAGACTATACTTTGTCCAGCTCGGCGAGCAAATTACCAACTTAATAAAATCACTTGAAACACAGTCTTTCAACCTTATAAATAATAATTTTGAAGACTGGAGCGTTATGAGGGGTTGTAATAGAGTTACGACCTTTCTAGCGGATGGATCTATTGTAGAAAGTATTACAGTAGTTGCAATAGACTTTTTACTTGCGACACGAACTACAACATTCAACTCCGATGACTCAATTACAGAGGAGATTATATTTAACAATTGGGAAAGAGTAGAGGGATCTATAACAACATTATCTACAGCTTTCACAGTGTCGAGAACTACGTTCTTTGAGGCGGATGGAAGTATTAGAGAGGAGGTGCGGTAATGAGCTGGGGACAGATTAAACACGCGATAAACAATAGGTTGGATGTGCCGCTGAATCGGCAGTTAAACAGTTACATGACACAAGTACTTACCGTTGGGGGGCTTGGTGACAATAATACACTTGAGTCGGAGATGTACATAGAGGGTCCTGGGGTCTTTTACGATATCGGACGACCGGCCAATGGTGTTGCTTCGACGGTTACGGTTATTGTTGATGATCAAACCATCTTAGACAGCGTCGCAGTTGGAACGGCTGGAAACCAAAGCCTTGCATTAACTCGCGGAACTGGTGCTTACGCATTTGCAACAGCTGGAACTTTCCAGCCAGTGGTCTTTAATCGAAATTTGACCGTAAGGCTTCGAAGGTCGTCAATAGAGCCCACGCCTAATTTTCTAAATGCCATTGTCTATTTTGAAAAGAGTGAGATATCAGTTTTAACTCTTAATCAACAAATGACATCTTTTAGAAGATTAATATTTAATTCTTCGGATAGTGTAACTATAACTACGCCAATTCAAGGCAATACGGCGAGACTATATATGATCGGTCGTGGCGGGGATGCAGGAAGTGATACTGTGCGGACCATCTCGACACAGCTACCTGGTCGTTTTGAATCCCGTAGTGGCACAAACGGTGCAACAGTTATCACCTCTCAGCCACTACAGCAAGGCAACACTGTTACTGTAAACTTTTTACCCAATGGGAATGTTCAATTTGTTCGCAATGGAAATGTCGAACACACAGCCCTTCGCGGCACAGACGGCAATGGTATTGTGTTTCTTCAGGAGAATCATCATCAGGGAGGAGAACCAGCCCGACCAACAGGTGTATTTGCGGGTGCTGGCGATCGTGGAGACCGTGGCATAATTTGGGGAGTAGGCCCGAACATGAACATTACCGTTACTGGTGGGCAAGGCAGGGCAGGCCGAGCTGTTTTAGACTTCGACGTTGTGTAGTTAGAGAGGAGGTACTATGATGATATTTGAACAAGGTGAAAAATTAGTTGATGAAAATGGAGTTACATGGATTAGCTTATATAATGATAACACATTCCCGCCACATATTTGGCGTGAGGGCTGGATGCGCGAGGAAGATATGCAACCAACTCCACCCGAACCGCTAACTATCGAGCAAATCAAGACGAGACACTTTATAAGTGAGGCTTTGGGCGTACCGTTCGAGCTATCACCGCAAGATACTTATGTATTATCCCTAGAGGCTGACTTACCACCTATAGCGGATGGTAAAGAATGGAAAGCCGGGCTTAATCTCGCGATCGGCACGATAGTGACATTTGGTGGCAGCAATTACCAAGTCGTACAGCCGCACATCTCGCAAGCAGACTGGAAGCCGACCTTGACCCCTGCATTGTTTAAGCAGCTCAGAGATCCTTATGCTGACTGGGTGCAGCCGATGGGTGTGCATGACGCATATATGATGGATGATGTGGTGATGCATAATGATGCCCAGTGGCGCTCTGACATCGACCATAATGTCTGGGAGCCTGGGGTGTTTGGCTGGAGCTTGGCATAAAGGGCGGTGAGTAAAATGCGTGAACGAATAATGATAGCAGTTGGAGCGATGGGCGCGCTAGTCGCCTCTGCTCTGGGAGGATGGGACACAGCCCTTGCGGCATTGTCCTTTTTTATTGCGACGGACTATGTTGCAGGGTTAATTGTCGCAGGGATTTTTAAAACATCTCCTAAAAGCGAGAGCGGCGCACTTGACAGTCGTATCAGTTTCAAGGGCATTATAAAGAAATTCATGATCTTTGTCATGGTGGCGGTGGCGTATCAGATTGACACAATCCTTGGCAAAGAGTTTGTGCGTTATGGTGTGATGATAGCCTTTATGGCAAACGAGCTCCTAAGCATCGTAGAAAATGCAGGCCTGATGGGCGTCTACATACCGAATACGCTGAGGCAAGCCGTGGATATTCTAAGAAAAAAGGAGGGACGCTAGAGTGAGCAAAGGGATAAATAGCCGTCTGCTCGAAGACTTGCATCCTACCCTAAATCGCGGCGCGCGTGAACTCATGCGCCGTATGGCACAAGCGGGTTTCCCACACGTGGGCATCTCTTCAACATACAGGAATAATGCCCACCAAGAATACCTATTCGCCCAAGGGCGCACCCGCCCAGGAGCAATAATAACAAACGCACGCGGAGGTCAATCGGTACACAACTATCGGTTGGCTTTCGATATTTTCCAAAACATCAGAGGCAAAGAATGGAACAACCCGCGGTTTTTCGAAACCGCGGGACGCCTCTGGCGTGAGATGGGCGGCGTTTGGGGCGGAGATTGGATAGGCTTTGTTGACCGTGTACATATGCAGTTTACTGGCGAACTTTTACTCAGAGATTTACAGAACGGGCGCAGACTACCCGACAATGCAAGAATGCTCTGGGAGATGGACGAAGATATATACATGAAGGAGGAGGCTGAAGATGTTATGCGTTTCCATGACATTAGTGAAGTACCCGAATGGGCTGTTCACGTAGTTACGAAATTAATTGAGCGTGGATATCTTAACGGCGATGATGAGGGGCGACTTAATCTGTCTGAGGATATGCTTAGACTTTTAGTGGTTAATTATCGAGCTGGGTTGTATGGGTAA